GAAGATTCCTGGGTCTCCTTTTCATCAGAAGATACAATAACCCTGAAAAGATTCTTTAGAGCATCACGACATATCTCTGGGGTACTCGACTTTACTGCCTCGATGCCCATGATTTTTAATTCTGGTTTATCATACTGGACACCCTCAGAGTTATGCACATTCAGGATATATCTTTTCTTGGCAGTCCAGATTCCTACATCAGCAATAACTTCTCGATCCATTACCATCTTATTCTCATAGGCATCTGTATAAACTGCCATTTCTTTATATGACTTCTGGAACATAGGAACGAATTGCTCCTGACATACCTTATCAATTATCCCTACTGCATTATCCTTATTAAGATTCAACTTCTTTACCAAGGGAGCAAAGTTGACATACAACGAATCAGTGTCAATGGCAATGACGTAATCCTTATTCGATGACTCCACAATCTTATTCATAAAATCATTCATGGCATTTTCTGCCCATCGGATTGCCATTTGCCCCGATAAGGTGATAGCCTCTGCTACTCTTAAATCATAATATCTGAAATACCTATTGCCCAAGGCACCATATAATGAGTTCATCAGAATCTTAATTGCCAATTGTTGGTTATCAAGAGTGCTGATTTTCTTCTCTAATCTATATGATTTATTCCCCTGGTATTCCTGTTTCAATTTCAACATATCATTCTTGATAACTTTTCTCTCTGAGTAAAGAGTATCAATAATGCTTGGAATCACACCTCTATGTCTCTTGGTATAATGTGTTCCATTAGCTGCCATTGCTGTTCCAGGAAGAATGGATTGTGGTCTAGTTTTATCGAGAGAATTATTTACTGTTACCCCACTTGTCACTGTATCCAGAATGGTTTCTGGGCTCATATTATACTGCATAATAAGGTGAGGATACAGGGAGTTCAAGTCAAATGAGACTACCCATTCATGCCTGCCAATCTTAGGAGCCTTTACATATCCACCAGGATAATCTGATTTGAATGATTCTCTTTTTGGTGGTGGAATAATATCATTTTCTGCCAGTACCCTGTATATAAATGTGTCCCAGATATTTGTGGTCCCAAATGCGTCATTATAATTCACACCTGCTTTATATGCCATCGTCATGCACAAGGTGATAAGACCCATCTTGTCCTCTAATCGTTCGATTAACTCTACGTCCTTGATGTTATAATCAATGAACTTTTGATAATCATTCTTATACAAGGAATGCAAAGACCCATATTCTTTGTAACTGAGTTTTCTTTCCCCCAGTTCCATGTGAGCAATGTGGTCTAATTTATATGATTCTCTCTGGGTATAAGTGAACTTTCTATACAGATCCATGTAATCAAGGGTCTGGATTCCAATCAACTCGTAATAATTATTCTTACGTCCCATGATGTTTACTTCACGGGCATTGATTTTATTCCAAGGGGATAATCGTTTCACTTCACCTGGTCTAAGAACCCGATTCATACGATTCACTAGATATGGAATATCAAAGAATTTTACATTCCAACCAGTAATCACATCAGGAACAAATTGTGGTGCTGTCCAGTGCCCCATGAACTTTAGGAGTAAATCCCTCTCATCATAACATCGGACATATTCAATATTCAGTTCTGAGTGTATTGTTTTTTCTGTATCATAATCCCCGAGACCCCAGACATAATATGTGTTATCCACAGATGATTTCATGGCAATCGAAATTACCTCATGCGCAGCTTCATCTGGATCAGGGAATCCATTGTCACTGGCAACCTCAATATCAATAGAAGTTACATTGACTTTTTCTCTGATCCATGATATTTTATCTGGATATTTTTGAAGAAGATATTGTGATACATAATTCGTGTTCCCATGAACCTCAATGCTATCAGAATATTTGGCCAAAAACTTCTTGGCTTCCCGCATATCTGACAAAACGTATTCTGTCAGGGGGTTACCCTTCAGGGATTTGAATTTTCCTTTCGGATCTGGAACGAACAGAGATGGCTGGAAATTAATCCTTTTCTTTACAGGTTTCCCGCCCTCGATTCCACGATAGAGGATGTCGTTTGCCCATCTATCAACAGAAGTGTAAAAATTTGTCATAGTGTAATTATAGCATCAAATGGAACGAATGTCAAGCTTTTTTACGAAACAATCCTCGAATCTGGCATAAGAATTTCGCCAAGATGCATTTTATATTTTTCAACCATTTCGGGGATGGGGTCAACAACAAACATTATGGATCTCTGAGTAATCTTCAACTCAGCAACATCTGCATATGGCATATAGGGATAGAAGGAAATCTTACCGTCCCCAGCTGGAATGATCACCACAGGTTCATAAACAATCTCACCATCATATTTGCATAAAAGTTCTTCACCAGAACTCAATCTTACAATTTTTATTTCTTTCATAACAACTCCATAAAAAATGGGGGGAAAAGGTCATCGCCCCTCCCCCCGTAAAGATTACTCAGTCAATAACTCTGATTCTGAACTGACTCCTCTGGTATCAATAGGAATCTTCCGTGCCTTCATCGATTCAGGCAACTCCTGAACCAACTCAACATAAAGAATACCATCGACCATGGATGCCCGATTCACAACAGTATATTCAGAGAGTTTAAATTCCCTTCGAAATTTGCGGGAAGAAATACCCTTATGGATATATTCAACATCCCTCTTTTTATCATTGTCACCAGTGATCGACAATGTTCCTTCTTTGACTTCGATATCGACCATCGGGCGGCTGAATCCAGCAACTGCTAATTCAATAACAGTCTTTTCTTCAGACACTTTGGTAATGTTGTAGGGAGGATATCCAGAGTCGGCCTGTTGGCCTAACCTTTCAAACTCATTAAACATTGAGTCAAAACCAATGAACATTGGGTGACGGGGAAAGTTAATTGTTTTCATATATTTGCCTCCTTAGAGCACAGTTGTCGTATCCCCTTTCGGCGGATACTATTTATCACAATATAGATTAATTGTATCTTCTTACATTACCTATATTGTACTTGGGTGATAAAGTCCACTTTCGTTTATCAGCAAATGGAATAATCTTAATTTGCTTCAGTGGTGCTTTATCTTCACATAAGGATCTGTCAATTATACTGACCAGACCCCAATCTGATAACAGAGTGGTAATAGTGTTACGCCTCTGTATATCATTATATAGCAGATTATTTGGTTTGCCATCAAGGATAAACAACTCCTTAAAATGCACAATAAAATATCTACCCTGTTTATGTAAAATGTGACATGACTGAGAAAGTATATTTCCCTTTGCCGGATTGCTTGGTATACCAATCCTGGTCAGTGTCTCCTTTACTTTTAAAAAATCGTCAGGTTCGTTTAGCCGAACCTCTAACATTATATCAGGTGTCCAATCGACAAGTTCATTATTTTCTTCCACCTTTACTCACCTTTAATTTTATTATATTTATCTCATCATCACCCAATATAGACATAACAGTTTTTGCTTTATCTTCAGAATATTTATAGTATTCCATCACAGCCTGTGTAGCATCATTATTATCGGGTTTTGCCCATGGGGAAAAGCGTTTCCTTTTCTTGATGCTATTTATCAAAAAATGATATTGTAATCTATTATCAATATGTTGATTGATATTCATCTCATTTGCCCAGAGCACGGTATCCTGAAAGTAAGATAATGAACGATTGGTGAGAAATGGTTCATAAGCTGCTTCAGTGATATCGTCAACCATGATATCTTTTTTAGTGGAGTTGATTGAACTCACATAATCAAACGGATTCATATGCACTCATGATCTCTGTGAGACATGCTACCATATTCAGTTTTTTGTCTGCCACAAAGGAATCCTTGAACTGGTAATCTGCCAGAATAAGAATAATCCCAGGAATCGTTTGAGGTCTAACATACTCTGCTAATGTATCATATATCTTACGCATGATAACAGGCGAATCAATATCAGTATTATTTACTACCCACTTTCGCATTTGACCAAAGTTCTTGGTCTTCAGATATTCCATCAAATCTGAAATCTCTACATTCCCGACCTCACTGAGAATACCTGCATCAATCTTACCACCACTGGCAATAGCATACTTCTGACATTCATTCAAAACACGACGAAAGTCTGGGAAATATTTTTGGACCAGAGGTGCCATTACCTTTGCATCGACTGTCACATTCTCGTTTTCCAGAATTTCTAGGACACGCATATAAAATGACTGTGCCATCTTGGGTTTTTGCTTCTTGGGAATATTGAAATCGATGTTCGAACATCGGGAATGTAATGGTTCGATGATTCGATTTTTGAAATTACATGTCATTATGAAACGGCAATTATTACTGAACTCCTCAATGAACCCACGCAATGCTGGTTGCACTGACTGAGCATTCAAATAATCTGCCTCATCTAGAATTACCACTTTGTATCCACCCTGCAAAGAAATACTGGAAGCAAACTGACGAATCTTGCCCCTCATTTCTTCAATCTTGCGACCCTCATCAGAACCATTGATCAGGATGTGATCAAGGTCCATCTCATTACATAGTGCCTTTGCCACAGTAGTTTTTCCCACACCAGCAGAACCAGTGAAAAGCATATTAGGCAATTCACCAGTACTGACAATATTAGAAAAAACTGAGGATAAAGACGATGGAAGGATTGTTTCACTTACAGTCTGTGGTCGATATTTCTCCACCCACAGAAATTCACTCTCATTATAATTCATTATATAGTTTACTCTCTCAATTTTATTTTATAATATTTGAAATTATTTCCTCAAATTCCTCAACTTTTGCGACCCGATTGGGCCAATAAATGTA